CCGGCCATACCAATAAGGAACTCCACAAGCGTCACCAATAGTAAGCACATATGAATCATAAGGAACAGAATACAGATTTTTAATTTCCTGCCATTGATTGCGATATTGTTCATTCTCTAGCTTAGGAGTATAGCCGTTCGGCTTAAAGCCCGCCTCAACACGCCAATCAAATATAACCTGTGTGTCTCCGATCCAAAAGATATTATTAAAAACCGAGTTATTATCTTTATGGGAATATTTGATAAGCGTTGTCCTTTCCAATAATTCAGAAGAAGAAGACACGCAGAAAGGTTCGGAAAGGATACCATTTACATTAACCTTATAATCACTGTCAGGCAATCCGGTCAATACGGCATAATGCATCACAACCTCAGAATTCTGGTTGTATGTCGAAAGACTAATACTGGTGGAAGTATCGTTGATTAAATCGATAAGCGTGGCTGATACGCTCTCGCCTACATTAGCAAATATCTGCAAGTGAATATTGTCACCTGTATAAAACTTCTGTATATAATCTACTTCAATCCCAAACTTGTCCTTTATTGGGTTAAAGAACAACGGGCAAACGTCGCCAATCCTAACCATGTCCTTACGTCCTTTTTTGAGAAGCAGGCTCCTTCACCTGCATATTGCAAATATACTAATTTAATCTTGATATACAATCGTACAACCGCTATTCGATACTTTTTATTATTAAAGTGTACTTAACAGCTTCCGATTTTCCATAATTGAAATCAGACTTACTTATATAACCTTTATAAACCTCTCCATGGTGAGTTAGAGAGATGTAGCCTTTTAAGTCTACAGGAACATCAACATCACCGGTTTCCACGCTGACTTCACCTATTGTAAAGTCTGATTCATTTATAGGGATATCCTCAGTTTCAGCAACACCATTAATAACAATATCACTATTACCATTGGACGATGCGAATGCAAGTAAAGAGGCACTTACACCTATATATTTTTTATTCGCCTCAATCATAAATCTTGGTGCATACATCACATTAAACATACTCTCAGGAGATATAACTCCTGTTATCGAATAGTTTCCACCTCTAATCAATTTATATTCCCCTCCGCTAACCGATGCTCCTACAAAGAATATATCATTATCACTATCACTATCCGTTGTATCCTCTCCTCGTTTGGCTGCAAGGAATTCAATGCCATAAGCATCAGCACGATAAGGGCTTATGAGGTCCAATACGTTATCCGTAAGTGTGTGACCGGTAGTATATTCATTCGTAAAACGAAACTCATCCCTACCATTAACACTATCATAATCCTGCTTATCGTATCCGGCCTTTACATTTGCATAGATAAGTGATGCATTCACCGAATAGGTAAAATCATTCCATTGATCCGCCAGGTCTTTGATCTCTACATCAGTGAATAAACTATCTCTATGAACAAAAGACACTTTATTGTCATTTATAACAGGAACAAAACCAAACTCGGCCTCCATCCATTTAGTAAACTTTGTATAGCTGGTATATATCTTTGCTTTTTCCAACCCACGGATACTTTCGGCTGCAACAATAAGAGAATTATCCAATCTACTATCAACTCCAGAAGCGATTTCGCAAGTTACTCCTTCCTTTTCACCATTGATCGACTTTAATAAACGATTTAAGAGAGATATTGGTCTAACGACGTCAATAGATATTGTCTCATCTCGTCCCATAAATGATATATTGATATATCTTGGATCTGCAACCGGATAAGCAAAATCAAATCTTGTGGCTCCTATTGCAGTTAAAACGAAAAATAACATATCACCATTTGCCATCTTTATGTCAATCCCTTCATCCGGTGTTTTCATAGCGAAATAATTATCATTTACAGGTATTACTACGCGTAATATATCTTTATAACTTGTACCATCATAATGACGTAAGATTACATTTGAAAGACCTCTACCACCAAAGGTTCTAACAACAAGGTCAAATTTTATATTTACCGTTGTGAAAGTCCGTAAACATTTCAAGAAAAAGGCAGCAGGCGGTGTAGTATCAGAGTATGGTATATTATTGTTTTGCTCTTCATCATATACTTCTACTACATTCTTATTCTGTATATCCGGCGTTACAATATAAAGGGGAAGACTGCTGCTATAATCTTCTGAGTTTTGAGGAACATCTACATATGTATGCATTACCACTTCACTTTCGACTTCATTCTCGCCTGTAATTGTATAATTAACCTGATTATGCATTTGCAAACGATCATATAACAATCTCTTTTCTTCCTTTAATTCACCAACCGGATATTCATACTGCGTTCCCTTATTCGCCTTGATAAGAGCCGCCAAGCTATCATCAACTGCGTTAATACTGATTATGCTCCCATCGTCACTGAATGTAGAAAAATCAAGCGCACAACGGAACCGCTCATTCCAAGTCCATGAGTTATTGCGCGTATAAAATACAATGGATGCAGACGCATCTATATAAGCTTTCCTGTATTCTCCCTTCAGTAGAGAATACCCCGACCCGGCAAACTGAAACTTCGTGGAGAAGGATCTAATCACACCGTCATAATTATCACGCTTAAAAGACAATTTCACATCGTCCCAATTGGACAGATCATCGGTTACATCATAAGCATAGCCACCGACCAATAACTCACATTTATACATACTATTTCTTTTTAAGTGAACGCAACATTGCCTGTGTCTCTTCGCATACCTTCTTTACCATATAGGCATATTCCTTTGCAGAAAGCTTGTGTATGTCGATGTGCATTTTAAAATGCTCCATCAACATAATTCTCTCCCTAGTAAAGTAGTCTTTACTCATTGCCGGCTTAAGCTCTTCCGGCCGGCTATCCCTTAGTTTCTCAAGCCTATATTGAGATGTGGACAAAATAGAAGCTACACGTTGGCGAATTCTAGCCTTATCCTTGGCGGGTATCTTAAATCCGAATCTTACAAGCGTCTTACTTACTTGTTCGAACTTGCCTTCCGAAATGAGATATTCACAAACCCTCATACACTCTATTTTAAGTTCACAGTTGAGCATTTCATTCTGCTTTGTTATTTCCGCTATCGCAGAACGCCCTCCTACTATTTCTGAGTATTCGGCAAGCAAGCGTTCGGCAATTGCTATTGTATCAGCCTCAGCAAGCTCGCCATCGGAAACTTTAGTCAGATTTCCCATGAACACTTCTATAAAGCGAGACATGGGGATTTTATCTAAATCGTCGTATATCATGATTAAGCATTTATTTATAGTTATATCTTGTAACATTAATCATCTTAAGAATTTCTTTCCTACCAATCCCTGTTATTCTCCGGTGGTAGATTATTCTGCCATTATCAAGACATTCTTGTTTAATATCAAACCACCCCAATTCTGAATATTTTGTATATGGAACCCAAGTTTGGTTAACTTTATACTGAATGCCTAAGACCTTCAATTTATTATTCAACTCAATGGCAGACTTTAGACCTAATTCCTTAGCTATTTCCGTACAAGTGTATGTCTTATTTACATGAGTAAGTATTGCTACCTGCTTTTCTGCCTCAACACGAGCTGAACGCTCTTCTTTCAACTTCGTAAGCAATTCAATTCCAAAATCCGGATTATTTAGAATTTGGTCAATCACATTGTCAGTGGCATATATGCCATGTTTACGGATAGAAGGTAATACCTCATCGCACACCCAATCTTGAAACTTTTCGGCATCAGGGAGATTACTTCTCATTATCAAACGAAACACATCCTTTTCTGGAATGTATATCATATTAGTGCCTCCAATACCATTAGCATGTTCGTGATACACGATTTCGCCTGATTTACAATGCCTTGAAATAGCATCAGATGTATTAGAATATCCTAATGATGTTGCTACATCCTTTGCACAAAATAAAGGCTCACCACTTTCGCTCATAGTAATTCGGACTTCTCCGAACTGCTCATTTTTAAAAATATGTATGTCTTTCATAACTTCGTTCTGCGCTCCTTCACGCAGTGTTTTAAATTAAAAGAAATGAAAGCCACCAAAGTGTCGCACGGTCCTGATGGCTTTCGGTAAATTAATTCGCCAATTAATTACCTTAGATTGTCCGATGGAGATAATCAAGCTCTCTTTGAACCGCCTCCTTCCTACGGGCCTTACTTAACTTGCGTACTTCATCTGTTAATATGCGGATCTCCTTTCTTAATTCAAGAGCACCGGTATCTACATTTACTGTGAAGGGAATGCCTTCGCGTTCTGCGTCCTGTGCCATCGCTCCCAAGTCCGATCTAAGAAGTGGACGAACAGAGATGTATTGCTCCAAATCAGGAACGACCGCTGCACCTTTAGGCAAGTCTACCAATGTAGGTATGGAAGGAGTGGCAAAGAGGCCCTTATTCGTTAAGATACCCTCTCGCCTACCCCCATCACCTACGATGGCTAAACCTCCGGGATGGTTGTCGGTTCCTTTGGCGTATTTGGGGATGGGCTGGGCAGCAATAATGGCTGTTTGTGCGGCTCCCATAACTCCTACTATGGCAGCAAGAACAAAATTTGGCAAAGCTTTAGTTACGGCAAGAGAAGTGGCAATAATTGATTGAACTATACTGTTGGCTTTCTCCCACTTAGCACTCTTCTCCTGCATCTGGGCTTTTTGCTTTTCCAATTCTTTCTCTTTGCGGGCTGTCCGTTCTTCAGCAGCACGCTTTCTGGCTTCCGCCTCCTCAGCTGAGATTGCACCTAATGTCTCTAAGTTTTCAATCTGCTCAATTTCTTTATCATGTGATTCTTGCAATGCTTCCTGTTCCTCTTCTATCCTTTCTATCCTGGAATCATACATATTACTCATGATCTCAGATACACCTTTTGATATGTTAGAAAAAGAATCCAGAATCAACTTAGCTCGATCTTCAGAGCTCATTTGATTCCACATCTTCTTAAACATATCAACTATGCTTGTAGTGGAACTATCAGCACTGGATACCATTTTGGATAGAGTTTCATTAAACACACTGAAAACGTCTGCCCATCCCCCCATAGTCTCGTCCGCAACTTCTTGCATATTGCGTAACGCAGAAATGAAGCCTTCAGACCATTGCTTTGTCTTCTCTCCATCTTCCGGATTAGCAAGAGAAACTGCTTCCAATTGAGCACGCAGATTATCTATCCGAATCTGTATTTTCTTAATCTCAGCCTCTGGAAGAACTCCTTGCGCGGCAACCAATTCAGCCTGAGCTTCAGCCAGCATTAACTCCAGCCTCAGCTTTGCAGCATCTCTCTGAATATTATATAAACCTTGCTGATATTCCTTTTCGTTTATCTCTCCTCTTTTATAGGCTTTCTCCAGAGCGTTAAGGCGCTGCTGGTTATTTATTTCTAATTGGGAAAGCTGCATCTCATTCTCTTGAGATAAGAGCTTTATTCGATCCTGAACATTGTTCTTTAGAATATCTTTAAATTTCTTATCATACAGTTCATTAACTTGCGCTTCATCCTCTCCCCTTTTTCGTGCCTCAGATATAGCAACTTCCCTCAATACTTCATTGAGCTGTAATTGCTTCTCCAACCTCAAATCAAGTTCCTGTTGGGAATTTCCTTCTATTATTTCAAGATCCCTCTTTAACCGGGATTGTTCCAACTGAGTATCATATTTCAAGTTGATATCCTCAATCTCTTTAGCTTCCAGTTGAGCATAGGTTTTCCTTAATTCAAGTTCCTTTTCCGATTCACCTTTAATAATGGATGCACGCTCTTGATATTTCGCCTTTACCTGTTCTATTTCTGAAATACGTTCAGCATCTATTGTCTTAGCCCTGGCCATAGCCAAAAGGTTATCTATCTTTTTTATATAATCCGCATACTTCTCTCTTTCTTTGGTAATTTGCTTGATTGTCTTTGTCTGATACACCATTAATTCCTCATCAGCTTTTTTTATGTCATTATTAGCCTTTAAGTAGGAATCAACGATACCTCTTGCCTCATCTTCAGACATTTTGCCTCTAATGGCAAATACCTTCTTCAACATGGTATCATAGTCATCTTCGGCCTTAGAGGAAGCATCCAGCGTTTTCTTTATATCTGAACGAATTGATTTTAAGGCGGTATCGGCACTGGTTTTCTGCTGTTGCCAGAAGTCAAAAGTACCTTCCTCTGGAACGTTGAATAATTTACTTATATCTAAAGAGGAGGTCAACTCTTTGTTTTTTCGATCTATAGCATCAATACCCTTTGCGTACTTATTTAATTCTTTATTAGTCTCTTCTATTTCATCATTTAAAATCTCAATTCTTCGTTTTTCTGAGTTAGTTAAATCTTCTGGATTTTCAACCCTTTCTTCTTTTTCTAATATTTCCTTTCTTCTTTGATAATTATCTGTCAATAAGCTATTATATTTACTTTGATATTCCAAACGCAGTCTTTCGTTCTCCGTAATCTTCTCCGAAATGGCTCTTGCTTGAGCCGTAGCAATAACTTGCTCTTTCAAATTTTTATAAGCTATATTAAGAGCATTGATGTTAACCCCTTCCTGCGTCAGCACGTTTGAGTATTCAGGGAATGTCTTTATCCATTGATTGCCAAGTGCAGCTAATTCCTTCCGGCTCAATGTTGTGTCACTTAATTTTTTATACAATATATCCAACTGAGCAATTTCTTTAGCACTATCAGAAATACCCTTTCTGCGAGCCTCAGCAAGATCTACCTCTGCCCTTGTCAATCTTATCGTTGCAGACTCTGCGTTGAACAGGCTACCAATCCATTCTATAATATCCTTACCATACATAGAAAGAACTGTAATGGCCAAAACTAATGCGGTTTGCCAACTGAATATCGAAGATACGACTTGCTTCCATACTGGAATACTAGAAATACCCGCTTTCTTAAATTCTTCATATTGGATTTTCGCCTTCTTTATTTCATCAGCAAGTATAGGAAGATTGTTGGATATAGCCAAGAAGAAAGTATTCCAGCCAATAGCTAAAGATGGCAATTCTCTTCCTATCTGTTGTACTGACACCTGTAATCCATTCCAATGAGAAGCATAGTTACCAACATTTCGTTGGTAGTTTCCCATTTGGGCATCAATGGACTTTAATTGGGTCTTGAGCTTGTCTATATCCTTAAGTAAGTTTACACCAAACTCACTATTACGATCAGTTTCAGATAGATCCTTAAATCTTTTCTCCAAGACCAGGAGAGACGCATTCATCTCATTGTAGCTACCGGTTAGAGATATTGCAACCATTGCATGATTCTTTAACCTGTTCGAATATGCCTGGTTCTGAGCTGATAATTCTCTTTCTGTTTGAAGAAGCTTTGTTTTCTGCTCAATATATTTTTGTTCGGTTACAATACCATTGTTATAGTCTCTATCCAGGTTCCTTAGTTCCTGTCTTATACCAGACAAATCCCTGGTATTTGAAATCAGCGTATTATTGAGCTTTTGTACTTCAGCATTGTAGCTTTTTACACTCGATAATATTCTATCATACTCTCCTCCTGCAATTCCAACATTCTTTGCTGCTTCTCCAATTGCCGCAGATGCACTTTGAGTTGCTTGCGCAGCCTGCTGTTGTGATTGAGAGGCAGAAGACGATGTCTGAGTTATTTTTTCTAAGGCAGAAGATGCTCTATCAAGACTTTCTGTTAGCTTATTAAACATAGACACCACATTGCTAGCATTAGATAGCTTCTGTAAACTTTTTCCTGATTCTACTAAAATCGCATTGAGTTCCTTTTGGAGCTTAGCGATTTTTGTTTCAGTCTCATAGAGTTCTTTAAGGATTGTATTACCGCCTTTAGCCTTTTCCTTTAGTTCGACATAACCAGTAACCTTTATTGTTACCTGTTGAGCTAGTTTTTCAGCAAAAGCAGCGTATTCGGCTTTTGCCAACATAATATCTTTTGTAAATCTATCAACTTGATCAAAAGCTTTTTCGCTAATAAAATCTGTTATTTTTAAGTCCTTTGCCATACGTCCATTGTTTAAGTAGCGTGCGACATTACCCGCTGGCGCAAATATAAATATACCCAGGTTACAAAAAAGTATATATTAATAATAAAATTTAGAGGAGAAGGATATTTTTTCCGTACAAAAGTGTACATAATTAGATTTAGGAGGGATAATCAAGAAAAGGAGATAAAAAAAACGGGGTGTTTGCCCCGCTAATCTCAATTACCAATGCGATAGAAATATTGATAAACTATCTATATCTTTAAATTCTTATATTTATTTCAAGATAATAATCCAAATCTTCTGAGTTCAAACTTACTTATTCGGGAATTATTTTTAATTTTATCACATACAGTTGACACATCTTCTTCAGTCAAGGAACCTAAATATGAACTTTTTAAAAGTTTTATTTTCTTCACAGTCTTAATCGAAGAACAATCTATATAGCTATCATATGAAAGAAAATCATAATCCTTTCCCTTTACAGGATGCTGCATCGCTTGAACTAAGGGTGGCAATTTCATATTAATATAAGAATTAAATATAACACCACCATAAGCATTACCTTTATTATCAAATCCAAGAACAACAAAATATTTGTCACGATTGGCATCACCCGGCTTTGGCGTTACACCATTAGCTTTATTCATCGTAATGCGGAATACATCTCCTATCTTAATTTCCGAAGGCTTCATTAAATTCTATCGATTCATTGATATATTTAATTAATCCATCACTTGCACCTCCATCACGAGCTATTTCTCCTGGATCAATGACATGCGGCCCCTTCTGCCTCCTCGCCTTTTCCCAACAATTTGTATGAGAAGTTTTTTCCAATTCCGCAAAATTCATCTTTCCATATTTAGAAATACATTCATCTAAAACTTCAATATCATATTTAGATAAATAATCTGCATCAGACTCACGTTTTGGTAATAAATAGTAGTCCACAACATGAATATCTTTTTTCATATCAGGAAGAACACTTTGCTGTCCTTTAATTGTATTATACAATTCTGTAGGAACAGGACCATGAGGAAGAGCACAGAATTTATCCGTTATCATTAATTGCCCCCATTCTACTAAACTACGCTGGTTGGCAAAGTACAATATTTTAAATAGATGATAATAATCTATACCCCCTGTTTTATTGAGGATATAAAGCACCACTTCTATAATTCTCTGTTTATCAAAGCTTGTCATCCTTATTATCTCCTTTCTTTTAAACTTTAACAAATAAAATCTTTTTAATTCAAAATAGATTTATCTGGTTCTTTCTCATCATCACACTAAAATACGAAATATTACTCTTGACAATCAAATAGAATTTCAAAAAAATCTTTCTTTGTAAGTCCCATATTACGAAGAGTGTTCTTTATAATAAATTCTGGAACGGGAGAAATATGAGTTTGAACAATTATTGGCCTTGTCAAATCACGCCTCGTCCACTTTTCATGTCCCCCTTCCGTAGATATATGCTTACAGCCTGCCTTACGTAAGAATTCACGAAATTCCGCCAATGGAACATTACTTAATTTCTGGGTATTCATATCAAGCAAAAGCAGGGATTCCTATATTCTCTGAATATTTCACATAATCTTTATTTTCCACAATATCCTTAAATTCCGGTATCTTATCCATCATTGCAGATATATCCGGAGACTTAATTTTCCGTTGCCTCTTGCTTTTTATATCCCAACCATGTTTTTTCAAATCAGCTACAAGCGTATTCTTTCGTATGCAATATTCCACATATATGCTCATACTCTGTTCAAAGGATTTTTTAGCTTCATTTTCATTCTCTCCATATCCTGACATATCAAGAGCAGGACAATATGCAATAAAGACATTATCCTCCCGGAAGAGATACACACCTACTTTAATGGTTATTTTAGTAGCACCGTCCTTAAATTCACCTTTAAACGAAAGATTACTCATAATTATAAAATCATTATATTAATTACACCATTAGCCTTATTCATTGTTATCATGAAACCTCTCCATCACAAACCATTTTTCCTCGTTTAATACCATCATATCTTCAAATATTAGAAAGCTATCTTTCGCATCAACCAACTTCAAAGGAATACCAACCATGAAGTATTCTCCAATCGCTAAGCAAAATTCATTCATATATTGATCTACCGGCATAGGAATAAGAACATCGGAATATTTCTTATACAGTAAATCCCACGCCTCGTTATATCTTAGCTGATAAATAGGCTGCAAATGTGGCTTCTCAGAAACATTCCGATTGTATTCATCAAGTAGAACATCTTCTAACTGCTTAAATTCTGAATATGCAGGATTCCTGTCGGCTCCATATGGATAAACAAATTCACTCATTTCTTTATTGTTATACATTAATTACTTTCTTCTATTGTTTCCAAAGGGCAATCTTCTGGTATAGAAGATTCGGTATCATTCAATAAGTAATACACTTTATTTCTGCCAAAGCAAACAGCTTTTAAAGCTTCATTCTTAACAGCAATCCTTTTATAAAAAGGGCAATTGCAGCACTTTTCTATTACTAATTTCTTCTTCATTCCTTTATAGTTATATGTTAATCTACTATCTTCACATACTCATTTTTGTCGATCCCGGCAGAACCGTCTACTCCATATTCAATTCTTGCGCCAGCAAGAATACGTTTCATTATTTCTACAGATGCGGCATAAGCATCTCCAATCGTTTTATAATTCTGATGCCCGATTGGATATTTACAATACCTGCGTCCTCCGTTAATACGGATGGATATACCGAAAACCTCTTCTCTGGTCTTCCTATTGTAATTCGGTTGCGTTCTGATATCCATACTTTTGTTCTTTATATTTTTGTTTAGTATGACATATACAAAGAAACACAATTATTCACTATGAATAAAATTATTAAGTAGAATTTTGTTCTTTATCTATTGCACACTTAAACTTTCCTCTTATCATATACCTTTGTTATACCAAAGGTATATTGTCTTTTAATATGCAAATATAGTCAATTATCTATGAAAGAACAACTAATCTAACATTATTAATATCAATTAAAAAACAAATAGAATAAAGATTAGGTTCAATAATAGGAACTAGAACAGGATTAATAATAGGAAAATAGGAATAATATTTGGAGCAGAAATTAGGCATCAAATTCAATCACTTGTTGGCAAAACAAATCCCCTAGAGCGAAGGAAGATCGCTGAAGGGGAATATTATTTATATCAATTACCTAATAAACCTATATTTTAGATAGGAAGAACATTAGGATATTTCCGGTAATACAATTTAGTCAACGTGGATTTAAGGCTGTTATAGTCTTTTATGAAACCCAAATCTATCCATTGGGCTATTTGCAATTCCAATTCATACAGTTCACGAATTTTAGCCTCATCACCAATCTTATTACGCATTTCTGATTCATGTTTGCCATAGACTATGATATTGAGTGATTTTGCCAAATCCTTAACCTTTTGCTTGAACAAATCGTCTGGCAAAATGGAACTGACAGCTTTACACATGGATGGATAAGCGTCTCCGGCAAGATTGCGAAATTTAATCATTTCATCTTGAACGAATTTCAACACTTTAACCTTAAATGCAGGATTTAACCACATGGCAAAATCTAAAAACATAAGAGGGGTCATATATGTACCTCCGTATTTTCCTCTTGTTACTATCACAATTGACTTTGGAAAATACTTATAATCAACGTCTTTTAAAATGCGGGAATTCCCGTCTTTAAATTCCGGCTCTTCCATAAGTGCCTTAACAAACTCCCTTGTCTCTTTCAGTCTAAGATAATCTCCAATCTTTTTAGTGTTATTTTTATTGGAGTTATTCCATTGATTAAGCAAACTTGTACAATCGAATTTACCATCAATTGTACGTTGACTCACTGTAAACTCGCCCATTTGGCGAATCATGATTTGGTTCGTTTTCATAATAAAGTCTTTTCGTTCGAGGACGTACCGCATTTCTTCATGCGGAGATAAAAAGGCAAAAGCCATGCAGGGGGTTGCGACCTACACAGCTTTCTATATCTTAATCCTCTGATTAATTCTAAATTTCATAAGTACAACCCAATGCTGGGCAAATATAATAATAATTTTCAAAAATAGCACTTTTAGAGCCGTTTTTACAGAATAATTATAATCTACCAATTAATCTTTTGTTGGCAAAATAAATCTTCTATAGCAAAGGGGATCGCTAAAGGGGAGTATTTTCATCTATTATAAAATATCTGTATCATTCCCATTTCTTCGTGCGTACCAGCATATATAATATCTTCATCATCTTTCTTTTGGGAAAACAACATCTTTTTGCCTTTTTCAAAATAACTATCAACGACTTGCTTTACGGCCTTATTATCAAGTTTTTCCTCCGAATATATAATTATATCTCCATCTAAATATTCTCTATAAATTTCTATACCAGAAATAGTACCTAATGGTTCCCAATTATCACGTTTTTGAAACGGTCGAGAAATTACAGGTACAACCTCTTGGTCATCTAAACTGATAGCCATCCCCTTCAAAGTGATAACTCCTACATACGTTTTTCTATCATCTGAAAGTTCTACCGATTCAAGATGCCTAAAATTTATAATACCATTTGCCTTATTCTTCTTCAAAAGCTTTATCATAGAAGATATTGCTTTTTTATAAGTAGGATGAATATACTTAGCTCCCTCATATCCACCATATTCTTTAATGGTTATAGACTGTTCCGCTTTATACGGGAATGATACAGAGTTAGATTCAGATATAAAAATACCTTCTTTCTGAAAATCTGAATAATCGATTACTGATATATCTTCCTTTGGTGAAGGAAGATAATAAATGCCACATGAAGTAAAAACCGCACAAGCACAAAACAACAAAAAAAATATTTTTCCCATATTATACTAATATTAAAGAGCTATAATCATTTCGCAAAAGAACACGACTTATTTAACTAATCAATAACGTATTATCTATGCAAATTATATATTAGACAGCAAAGTAGAAAGAATATCTATCTTTGTTTTAAATTTGTTAATTTTATTAACTTCCGGTTTGCTTAACCCTTTTATATTTATTCCACAATTTGGATTTTCACAATATTCTGATTCTGCAAGACTCCTATGTCCATTTTCACAAATAAATTTCATCTGTGCTTTACCCAATAACCCTCCTTTAGATAATTCTACAGTTCCAGTATTAGGCAAATTATCTAATTTATCAACAATTTGCTTCATGTATTCTAAATCTGTTTTAGTATAATAGTCTGGAGCTGTTTCAAGTAAAATTATAGCAACATGTAAATTTATATCTAAAAGTTCCAATATAGATTTTGCATCAAAGAGATTACCTTTCTGTATAATATCTATATATGCTTGATGTTTACTTAAATTGCATGAGTATATTATTGGAATAATTTCGTCTTTAGGATAGGCTAATAATACTCTTTCTAAATCTTTTGTTTCTTCAGCAAATGGCAGTGAAGCGTGACATGATGAATATCTTTCTAACAACTTAGAAATGATTTCTGTCTGTGGATTTTCTAATAAAAAATCAACCCATTCATGAGACAGAGATATATTACTATTAATACTATCAACAATAGTTCTTCTATATATTTCCTTCTCTAAATCAAATCTGGATACAAATTCAGCCTTATAATCAGTATAAATCTCATCCTCTGGGCAATCAATAACACAAGCGGTTCCAGAAACAGAAACCATAAACATTGATTTATCTTTTCCTGAAATTTCGTCAAAGTCAACTTTAAAACCGATAATACAATTAGCACCAATGTTCAAAGCTTTTTGCTTCAATTCTTTGGATGCTTCATCATATATTATTTCTAGCTTCTTTTTGTATGAATCAGAACGACCACCGAAAAAATCCGTAAAAGATGCTGCAAAATCAGAAAATACATTAGTACCAATCACAATATTTGAACAAATTGCTCCAATATATTTTTTTATAGGAGTTCCCTCGATATTATTAGTAGTAGAAATAAGGAATTTGCCTTTCATATTCATCTGTGTTTTACCGTTAATATTAATCACAAATTAACAAGTTAACACACAGAAAAACAAATTTATTTTCGTTTTTCTTTGATATCATCTATAAAATCTTTAGACTGACCGATCTGTAGGTTTTAAATAATATGACTTTGTTATGTTTGAAATTGCAATTTGTATTTGATTACATATGTAAATCCACTATATTTAGTACACAACTCCTTCGTACTCTCCTCGTACCTCCTTCGCTGTTTTCATTATTGTATAGAAGCGAAGAAAGAGCAAATCTGATAAGAATATAATTACTTCTTAAATCTAAATTATTTTGCGAAGCTTATTGCTAATTCAACAAATATTTGTATATTTGCAGTGCTTAACATATTTATTAACCTACAAATGCAAGTCAAGCTTGCATTATTGCAAGCATTTTCTTATGCTTGTATTAAAAATATTGAGGTATTACTATACCCCCGTGTGGAACTGTAATGGAACCACAGCATTTGTAGGAATGTGTTAAGCAGCGGGAAAGGTGGTAATACCTCTTTTTGTTGTTTATGCTTAACAATAATTCCTACAATCAAAATCAGATGAATAACAGTAATCCGATTGTGACGTTATCCCACGAAACGGGAATCATTCTTTCTAAACAAAGTAGTGAAAGCGATATTAAACGCTATTTCAACAAAAGTGTTAGAGTTATCCAAAAACGGATGACCAATTTCCAATTAATTTGGAAGAAGTATATATGCTAGTATATTCCCGAAAGGAAGATGCAGCGAGGGCATTAATATCAGATAAGCAATTTATAGAAAACGTGGATTATAAAGTTTTACGCAGAAATGCGGAGCAAAAACAAAAACGGGGAGGCCACAATCGAATAAACTACCGACTAACCGTTCCCTACCTGGAATTCTTCATCACCCGCAAAGCGCGTCCAGTATTTGAGGTATACCGTCAAGTTTTCCACCATGCAATCAATCACAACTGTTGTAAATCCATTATATTTAGTACACACCTCCTTCGTACCCTCCTCGTACCTGCTTCGCTATTTTCATCATTGTATAGAAACGAAGAAAGAGCGAATCTGATAAGAATATAATTACTTCTTGACTCTATTTTTTTGCTAAGCTTATTGCTAATTCAACAAATATTTGTATATTTGCAACTGAACGTTACAACATAAAATTCTTGGGCAAAAACAGCGAATAATTTTTGTACAAGATATTGGGAGCCCTCTAAGGTGGCAGAAAGGAAACGATCTGCGACATCTATGCCCTGCGTATGTTGTGACGTTCACACCTACGGAGGGCTTCTTTTTATCACAATTCTTTGAGATATGACTGTCACAACGAATGAAATCTATTTGAACGGAAACAATAGTACCGTCCAAATTGCGTCGGCTCACGAAATGAGCAAAATAATGGTTTACGAGCATCCTTTGTTGGGTAAGGTTCGTATATTTACAGAAAATGGCAAAACTTGGTTCAACGGAACGGATATTGCCATTTCCTTAAAATATGAAAACCCACAAAAAGCAATTAGAGACCATTGTAAAGATCACGGGATAACAATTCGTTCAGGGGTGATAAAAACCGGCATGAAGAAAAATGGTACAGCCTACAATCAAATAGGTAATATGAAATTTATCAGTGAAGGAAACATTTACCGTTTGATCGTCAAAAGCCATATGCCGAAAGCTGATGAGTTTGAAAGTTGGGTATTTGACGACGTTGTTCCATCGGTAATCTAAAGTTATTCCGAGGATGTAAATTATCTGGGAATAACAGCATCTCCTGATACAACAAACGGGGGAAACTTAACATTATAATTTACAATACCAACAGCATTAATTTTTTTTGCTTCTTTATAAAGCCTATATTTCCCGTTAATCTCGGATAATTCTGAGGATAAATTTAATTTAATATGCTTTATCTTTTTGTATTTATCTTTGTTGTCAAACCCTTTGTTAAAGAAAAAATCATTATCACCTTCCATCTCTTTTTTTTGCGCTTCCGATTGCTCAGCCTCTTTTTCTTCGGCAGTTTTAGGATATTTAGATAATTGGGCTTCAAGCATTGCTATTTCTTTGTCTAAATCTTCAGACCTTACTTCTGCTTCTGCTTCTCGTTTTGCATAAATTTCTTTTTTATAATCCTCTTTAGTTTTTTCACCGCAAGAATAAAACAATGTGCAAGACACGATTGCCAATATAAATTTAATGTTTTTCATAACTACATATATTTACAATAAACAAAGAAAAGCATTTTAACTTTTACTTTCAATACATTTTAAAGAAATCTTCGTAATTTATACATCGTCTAAATAGCATAAAGTCTTTGTAGATTCAAATTTTGTTTGTACTTTTGCATTGCTACAATTCATATATTAATATGCCGATGGGATTTTTTATACCCATAAGGGAACTTATATTTTAAAAATATATATAGGCAAGCTGTATCCGTGTATTATCGCCCGTTGGCAATAATGAGTTGTAGCAAACTTGGATATATGCTTGCCTTTTTTATTTTAACAAATTTCACTACATGCTACAACTCAGTGAAAATTATTTGAACGGGAATAATAGTACCGTGCAAACAACGTCAGCTCACGAAACGAGCAAAGTCCAAGTTTTCAATTCCCCGATCTTTGGAAAAATCCGTGTTTCAACTGACAAAAACGGAGATCCTTTGTTTTGCCTTGTTGACATATGCACTTCTATCGGAATTGTAAATCATCGAAATGTCAAAAACAGACTGGACAAAGACGATGTCCATCAGGTGGACACCCCTACAGGTGGAGGTTCACAATCAATGGTTTACGTTACAGAAAGCGGAATGTATGATGTTATACTTCGTTCTGATTCTCCTAAAGCTAAACCTTTCAAAAAGTGGGTATCAGGAGATGTCCTTCCGACTATTCGTAAGACCGGTAGTTATTCTATCCAGCCTCAACACAACATCCCTCAAACCTACAGCGATGCCCTACTCCTTGCCGCAAACCAAGCCAGGCAGATAGAGAACCTGAAGGAAGAGAACCATCTGCTGGTATTAGAGAATAACAGTTACCGGGAAAAGGTGGAATTCGCAGACAGCATCATGCAGTCCAATAATTGCATTACCATTGGAGAGATGGCGAACATACTTAACCAGAACAAAATCTTCCGGAAAGGACGTAATGCACTTTATGGTGCACTCCGGCAAAAGGGTTATCTATTAAAAAGAGGTATAAGGTATAACCTTCCTACCCAGAAGTCCATATCGGAAGGGATTATGAGAGTGGCGGAAATTCCCTCCCATACCATAAGCGGGATCACCATCAACCGAAGTGCCGTTATCACTCCAAAGGGACAACAGTATTTCATTAAGATGTTCCGAAAGCTTAAAGGGGACAAACAATTCTCACTCAGCTTCTAAAGCTAAGAATCAGATGGTATATTGTAGTACGGAAAAAGCCGTACAGCCCCCTTTATACCCATTCGAGACCTATAACCAAGTATATTCATACTAAATTACATTGTCATGGAACGTCCACCTATAAAGTATATAGTCCAGATTGATAACATGTATCTGGCGGATCTTATGTTTTATTGGACCTATTACAATCAACCATGTACCCTTGTGCTCCTAAAGCCGAAGACAGAAGGATTGTCGGCGGTCAAGCTAATAATAGATAGTGACGAGGCCGCAAGCTTCCTCTTTCGGGTACAAGAGAAGACGGGATGCAGACTGCATATCAAAGATTAAATTATGATTGAAATCGCATTGTCTTTAGCATGCCTGTACGCAGGTTACAGGATGTTCAGAAAGAAAGGAGAACCTTTCTTCTATAACTAATATTACGAACAATAAAAAACGAACAATTATGAAAACGATAACAGATTTAAGCATCATTGCAGCAAAGATGAAAAGCATAAGAGAAAACATAGATACTCTTATGTGGAGGCTGGACGACCGGAATTCTTCGAATACCATAGATGTAAGAATCAGGCCTTATAAAAACATCGGTAATGAATTATCAGAAGTATTATCGGAATTAAGCGCATGCGGACACATAAAATTAAACGAAATAGACGAGAATTTGAAATTCAGAAGCTAATATTACAGGTAAACTAAAAAAACGAACAATTATGGAAATTTACAGAAAAGGTAAAATTACAGTAGATTCTGAAATGATCATGGAACAACTGCTTCTGAATTCAGAAGCGTGCGGAGTACTCTTCGAAAAAGTGAAGAGACTGGAAAAAATAGTTTGCAGCCGAAAGGAAGCAGAAAACTCTGAAGGCACAGGGAATGATACCGGACAAAACCCGTATATGAAAATAGTTACTAAAAACAAATATAAAAAGATACCACATAAACGATAAGCATTGTACAGCACGTTAAGGCTCCGGCCCAACGACTCGCAGCTACAATACGTCCCGCCAGCAATACGGCTGGCGGGAAGGTGGTGACAACATCCTTCACATGATTATTAAGACAGCCCCGGGCTTAGGCTTGGGGCTGTTTCACGTTCAAATGTTAAATATTCGACAAAGTAACATATTTGTTACTCATAAATTTGGATATAAGTAACAGATGTGTTACTTTTGCACTGTCAAACAAGAGGTCATTGATTTTTTTACATTAATTGCTTATGAAGTTTTCTGAACTGTATCAGCTACTGGAAAACAATGGGTGGAAAAAGGTAGAAGGAAAGAAACATAGTAAATATGTTCATCCTGATTATTCTAATTTCATTCCAGTAGGTAGACACCCTAGTAAAGAAGTTCCGAAAGGTACTTTAAATCAGATTTTAAAGAATGCGGGGTTGAAATAATACCCGCTTTCTTTTTTGATACAAATAAGCAATGCAGACAGGAAAAAGAAATGAGAAATGTACATATTCAGATCTAATTCAGGCAGTTCTACTTGTTTGAAGGGATTTTCCTGTCTGTATATGTACATTTCTCATTTTTTTGATATGATTTAAACTAAAAATAAAAAGGATTATTATGGCTACAAAGGTTATTAAGGCTATTATTGAAAAGGCTTCTGATGGTGGATACGGAATATATTGTCCGGACTTAGAAGAAATCTCCTTGTATGGATATGGCTTGACCGAAACGGAAGCCAAAGAGAACTTACAAGAAAATTTAGAAATGTTTATTGATGAAAGCGAAAATGAAAATATCATTAACGCATTGAACAAAGGAGATATCTCATTTGATTATCAATACGACATTTCCGGGTTCTTCAAAACTTATAATTTCTTTAATATTAGTGAACTTGCCAAAAGAATAGGCATTAACCCTTCACTAATGAGACGTTATAAACAAGGAATAACATTAGCATCTAAAGATCAGAAAAAGAAAATAGAACAAGAAATTCATATTTTAGCCAAAGAATTATGTGCAGTTCAGTTTTGAATACTTCAAAGCTTTTTGTTTGACAACAACCTGTACCGAATCCTTCCTGTTAATGGAAGGTGTTTTGAGAAAGCCCGAAATAAACATCGGGCTTTTTAAATATTAAAAATTGATATTTCTAAGCCCCTTCCACAAATTCCTTTAACCGATACAACCTATCAATAGCCGGATTGAAAAATGGATCCGGATAATGCTCTTTAATATCATAGATATTGGTTTGTACATAAATCTTAGAATCGGTGATACGTTCAGCTTCACTTAGTATAACCTCTTTGGGTAATTGTGCGGTTTCAGCCCATTTTATAATGGCTTTCACGCTTTCTTCATCATAATTATAATTTGCCATAGCTTTTATCTTTTTATTTTTCTATAAAATCCAACTTGTAGCCTAATGCATCAGCTATCTTACTCAGTAGATCGATGCCGGTACTATATCTTCCTGTTTCAATTCTGGCTATATTGCCAGGTGCAATATCTGTCAGCTCTGCAAGCTTGGCCTGCGATAGACCTTTGGACTTTCGGATTTCAGCTATACGCTTACCGATTCGTTCTCTGTCATTCATAATGTTTTTGCTACGTTTTTATCCTCCCATGTGCAATAATTACAATACCACTGGGCGGCAGGTTTCATAATCTCATTGATAATCATTTCACGATCCGCATCCTTGTCAAGAGTGGCACAGTAATACAACGCGGCTATCATTGGTTCTTTTATGCCGTATTGGTCAACATAAGAAAAATTATATGCCAAAACTCCTTCAGTAAGGAAAGGGACTTCTTTGTCAAATATCTCTATTATACTTGCAGAAGGAATATGTAATATTACTATTCGTCCATCAAGGATATTATCCTTTTCGTGCTCTGATCCATCAATAAAAGCGAAATCTGGTAAGGAGAGTTTTCGTAATTTTACCATTTTTATGCCCGTCATGCCGATAGCACAGCGTTAAATTAGTTCTTTTCTATCATCTTTGCTACTTGTGAACCTCCAGCATTAAACAAATCAATGGCTTGTTTTGCATTCATCTTTCTAATCTCAAAAGATCTGTAAGAAGTTGCAGGTTGATTAGTCTTTTTAGTAGTAAACACGGTAACTTCTCTTCTTGCTTGTTTCGCAAGGCCTGCTCCTGACAGCTTATTATAGCGTCTTTCGCAAATCATTTCTCTTAACTGATCAAGATTAACAATTTCTTTTGTTCCCATGTTGTTTGTAATTTCGATTAAAGTTTTCATAATCTATCGCCGCTTATCCGTTGCCGCCGGTTCTAATGATTTGATATGCAAATATACTATCATATTTGATAGTATACAAGTATTATGAAGATTATTTTGATGTGTTATATAACACAAAATTGGAAAGTTGATATTTATAGTAATTCCGGAACAATGCAATTTGTTCTATTTTTCTTATTCAAAAATTATCTGCCCCGTGTTTTTTCTGACCAAGCCACAATTTATTGTTCTATTTTTCTATACTATCTAAAAATACCATATATATTCAACAAAGACTCCGTTATATTTCTCTCCCCTTGGTACAAAGTTGAATGCACCATCTTTCTCATATAGTATATAAATGCGTCCTTCCATTTTAGCAGCCACCTTAGCAAGTGAACGCATGCGGGAAATATCCTCCATCCTCTTACGATTCTCACAGCCACAACTCATAGACCAAACTTTCTAAAGTAATCCTCCAGTCCCTTTTTTATAAAATTCTCCATAAAATGTCTTCTGGCATAAGAACTAAACCTGTATATGGCTTGCCCGTACTTTTGCTCAATGTCATTGCTAAAGCTCACTCCCCTACTCTCTATCCTTAATCCCTTATCAATAGGTACTGCGGTAATAGAATCGTGAAAATCTCCTCTGATTATTAAGTTAGGTGTTTCAGGAGATCTACGTATTCCAAACCATGTAACATCATATGGCGGTCTTATCTCCTCCTTCCATTTCATGTACCTTCGCGCATTTTTATAAAAACTGCCAGCTTCCTTTGTATTAAAGTAGGGATCATTAAGATAGGTAGGACGTAATGGTTTGTCATTGCCGTTAATACCGGCATTCAACTGTTCTCTTATATACGCTTCAAACATGTTCTTATTTTCATGCAAAAGCTTCTCCAACATAGGAACAAGTCCTTTGGAGAATTCCATATAATTGTCATATGCCTCAAGAAATGTTGCCATGGCATTTAAAAATAATCAGGGGAAACTTCACAGCTTCCCCCTCAAGTACTCAAAATCTAAAAATCACAGTTCATACTTGACACCTTTTATGTCGTCGTATATCTCAGCAAGCATTTTCTCCCTATCCTCTAACGGCCTGTCAAGAAAAAACAGATTCTTGTGCATTTCGATGAATTCCCTCTTCTTCATTTTCTTCACAAGATCATCATTGAAAGTCACATTCTCTACTTTCATGACCAGGCTTCTATACCGGTAATACCGTTGGCTTGCAGAATTGAGGGTTTGGCAAGCTTAACCGTGCCTGTAGCCGTAATTACTCCATCTTCATAGGAAACACCGGTTGCACCCGGGAGAACAGTTGCCGCCTTATCAGCTATAAGACTGCCATAATATTCGGTTACGTCAAGATTGCCATAGTGTTCTCTCAGTTTATACTTATTATCACCGTCAGCCTTTACCATCTCAACGTATACCAAACCTTTCAAAGCCTCAACTACATCAAAGTCACAGGCTTTAATATTTGCATTCTTAATGTACTTTTCATAGTCCTTAAACATGGTTGCAACCGTCAGGTTAGCTTCCGTACCGGATGAATCCCAATCCTGCCCTCCCGGATACACACCGGAAAGGGGAATACCGGCAAGTTCTCCCGTACCGTCGTTCATGCCATAGATAATATTATTCTCATCTACAAAGTAAGCGTCAAACGCCACATTCTTTGCGGCCATCAGATTTGCTTTTAAACTGAAATCGTAATCCGACAAAGTCCACACATCATTCTTTGCAGAATAGCTGGTTACTTTGGTAGGACCATAACCCAATGCGGAAGTCTGTGCCTCTCCACCGGAAGGAGCGTATTCCACGATTGTCTTTAGCGGGAATATTCGATCCGGTCTGTCTGCGTGACAAGCTTTTTCAAACTCCTCGGCAGAATATGTCTCCGGAAGCTTATGACCGTGAAGGGTCAAAATGATAGCTTTTATTTTTCCAGGATCAAGTACGCAAACGGAATTACCCGTATTGAATGTTGCCAGTCCCGGACATTTTCTAAAGTCTGTTGCCATAACATTTAATATCTTTAATTTTCAAATTCATTTGTTTTATCTCGATAGCATCGATAAAGTCGCTAAAGGGCTTCCCGTCCTCTCCTATCACTCCAACACGCCCATAACGGTAGTTTTCCGTATACAGATGAGGAATATTATCCTTAAACTCAACATCTATGGATCTGTCCTTCTTTATCTCCTCAATGAAGAGATCATAGATAGGTCGAAGTATCTGTTCAAACGATGTTCTTTCACGGTCTTCATTGGTATATTCCTTCAGGGTATTCACCATTATAATAAACTCCAAAGAAACCGTTCTTTTAGGCGCAGTCCTATCTTCTGTAAACGGGGAATACAAGCAGATAATAGGGAATTTAAACTTGCAGGTAGAGGAAGATTTGCCCCATTCTGTCAATTGAGAACTTATATAAGCCCAATCACCAAACAGAAAAGACACGTTGCTCCCGTACTTCTCAGCCACACGCTTCACTACATCTTCAAATATCTTATTTATCGACCTCATACTCATATCCCCATACTATTAATCCGGCAAATCATGGAAGGATCAAACCTGACTCCTTCATACTCATCTGCCTGAAGCAATTGATACACTCTTTTATTCATATCTACCATATCATTCCAGGCTCTAATCTGGATAACCATCGGTGATACCGCATCATCATCTGCGGAGGTCACAGTACCTACTCTTGTGACGCTGTAATTTCCTTCCTTTATATACTTGAAGAAAATATAGCAGGCTATAGGACTATACTTTTCAGAAAGCAGAGCAAGGAGCTTTTCCCATTTATCAACATTATCTTCTTCTGAGTTAAGATAGTCTATGAATTCACTACACATATTTTCACCGAGTATCTTGCGAAGGTATTCACGCTCATATACCGTAATGTAATACTCTATTTTCTCACGTTCGGCATCTCTGGTCGTGGAAGGAGCACCAGTATCAGGACTCAGACCGATACTCAATAACCCGGTGAAATATGTATAGTCAATTATCATATTAATCTACCTTTTTGTCTTTCTTCATCAAATCTTCACAACCGGAAGTCTTAGCAGCAGCCATTACTTCTGCCGAATTCTCCACTACTCCCATCTTAGTCCATTTCATCGCAATGGGAAGAGAGACATAAGTCTCATCACCGGTTTTAAAAGCACCAAAGTTTTTGATGAACTTAACCGGATATAACTGAGAAAGGTCCATATAAATGACTCTCTCTTTGGATTGCTTACTGGCTATTTCATTTCTTTTCATTGTATACCTCCTTACGATGCTGATTTAGTGATTGCTGTGATTACATTCGCATAAGTATCCGTGACAAAGGCGGTCTTGTACTGTGCCTTAACATATGCGAGAAGTCTTTTTTCCATGACAACTGTCAGACGGTTATGAGTAAAATCGTCATTTTCCCAACCAAAGCTGATAGTAAGACCGACATAATCACGAATAAACAGATATCTGAAATCACCCATTGTAAATGAGCCGATTGCCACGTTAGGATCTTGTACAGCACGAAGACCGGAAATCAGCTCGTCACCGACTTTAAACGGACGGATGTAGTCGCCATTTTTGTTCTTCGTAAGCTGCATATTGGCATAATCTACCGGATTCATGCGCACCGCATTGGGAGAATACACCATATTACTTGTGCTGACAATCTGAGTATAAGCAGCCACAATAGCATCATACATATTAGGGGATTCTACTTCAAGACCGGTCAACGCAAATGCCGGGAAATCAGCAGCAACACCTTTAATTTTACCGTTTTGACCATCACCGTTCAAAATACCGTCTTCTTCCTTAGCATCCATTTTACTCAATCCTTCAGCTTGAAGTTCAGCAACTAGCTGAGGAATATCCTGCATTACCTCAGTGGTAATCTTGAAAGTAACAGCAACCTTTCCGGCTGTAATAGTCTTGTTATCAAGTTCCGCTTTGATGGCAGGTTTCAGTCCACCTTCCGGAACCCAACCGGCATCACCGGTAACATTCTTCAGCTCGGCATAGATAACCTGAGGAGTTGAAATTGAAGCCACATTAGACAACTCCCTCAACATGCTTCTACGTCTGGGAGCTACGGAGATATTAGGATCAATCGTAATTCCTCCGGCAACTACCCCACCACCGGAAGTAGTGGTGACTTGTGGATCAGCTTTCACAATCAGATCCACTTTCAAACCGCCGGCTTTCTTGATAGCCTCAACATCAACCTTTTTTGTCCCGTCTTTCTGTACCAAGAAATCTTTCAAATGCATCTCAAGTTGCTCATGCACACTCTTTACACGAAGTTCGCCATTAGCGGATACTTCTGTAGCTGCTTTCATCTTGAGGATACTTTCTTCAATATCAGAAATCTTTTCCTCAAAAGTTTTCTTATCTACAGCAGCGGCATTTTTCTTTTTGAACTCATTGACAGATTGCATGGCGGTTTTGATTGACTCACGCAAATCTTCAATTTTTATCTCATCTTTGATGTATGACTCGCAAGCTTTTCCTAATGCCTGGTCCACATCTTCCCATTTCTTCTTATCTTCATCTGCCATGCCAGAAGTGTCGATAAGGTCCAGTAAATTCAATTTCATAATCAATCTTGTTTTTTTAGTTTAAAGTTATTGAACATTGACTTGTCGGCTCTTTCTTGTTCAGGTGCAGCTTGACCAAGCTCCGGCCTGAAAGAAGCAAGTGACATTGCCTTTGCTACTATTTTTTGTATCTTTTGCTGTTTAGCGGAACCAATGTTAGAACACAGGGAAGATATCTCATCGTTAAGCTGCTTATATGCCTTATCGTAATCTTCCTGAGACTTCAAACCCAGATATTCCGTCTCTGCATTACAACCGAAAGAGACAACGGAGAATTCATGCAGTTTTACTTCCCTGACTATAAGCGCCTGCCGTTCTTCATCCCATTCGCAATTGTCCCATACATACTGATAACCTATTGAGAATTGGTTAAGTGTTCCGGATTCCAGCTGTTTTATTGCACGATCTCCCAGCTCTATTTCATCAACATAAGCCTCAAAATAAAGTCCCTTTTCATCCTCTCTAAGAAGAGTAGGGAAACCAATCGGCTCATCCATATTATGCATCCACAAAAGGAGAATCTTATCATTTGCATTACTTTCCGGTCCTCTCTCCTGAATACTCTTGGAGAAGCATCCTTTAACCAGGATATCACACGCCTTATCCTTATTTCCAAATACAGCTGCATAACCGGTTATGATACGTTTTTCAGAATCATACTGGGCTTCCTTAGAATTGATAGAAAAATACTTGTATTGCATTCCTATCTTACCGCTATATTTGCTTTTCATTTCTTTCATAATCGTTGCATTATTAATTTATCACACAGATGTCGTACCTAATGAAGTAAAATTCCCTTTGGGCTTATCCGGATCAATATCCATATATTGAGCAAGCCATATTCGACCTTCATCATGCGTTATATACTGACTCCTTTCAAGACGTTCAAGTGCATCAGCTACCTTGACAATCGCATCCGCCTCGGTCTTTTTATTCGCTTGCAGACATTCAACATCCGTAAAGTCTATCTTAACCAAGACATTCTCCGGACAGATAGAGCGAGTAATGCATTGAGCAATTTTGCGAGAATCCGGAATAACAACATCCTGATAAGCGGAAGTCATGGCAGCTGCCTGATTGTCATATTTCGAATCATCAAAAAGAGAAGGATTAACACCGATTGCATTGGCTATTTTCTTCGTACACCTTTCATCCTCTTCAAACAGCTTTAACTGGGAAGAGTTATAATCAAGGGGAATCCATTTGAGTTTCTTCCGGGTAACAAGAATAGGATATTCTTTATTTACCAATCCGAATTTCTCCTTGAACTTATCCTTAATTTCCTTTTCATCATCGGGTTCCATGGCCACATTTCCCATTTCATCATCATAGTCATTGCATAATATTCCTTTCGGACCACCATTTACTAATAATGTATGGCTGGCGGACATGGAAGCAACCCAATTCGATACAGGCTGTGAAAGGCTATCAGTAGCAGTTTCAAATTCAATGTCTGCATTAAAGCTATTACTGTTAAAAGAGAGAAGCGCATCATATATGATAAAGTATTCATAATCCTGGAATTCGGACTGAATTCCTCCCCATTCAATATATGCCCTGGAAACCACCTCTTCTAATTTATGCTGACGGAAGAACTTACCTGTCCCTTCCAGATGAAATAATTCAGCCGGCAATACCCACATTGCCTTAGGTGTACTGCGGCGTGCCGCCCGGACGACTGATATCGGGCAGTAGCCAAAGGCCTTGAGTGATATTTCAACTTGCTTTATAAAAGATGAGAAGGTTTGTAACGGATTAGGCTGGTTCAACAAATCACGTATGTCGGAATATTCACTCTTTTCATTTCCCTGAGCATCCGTTACATAAGGAACTCCACGGGACATCATCGTACCTATCTTGTCAACAACCGTAAAAAAAGGAGTACATGCAAGTAAAGCCTCAGCCTTATCCGAGTCATTAGTCATGTCATAATCAGCCTTCCAGCGGAAACGTTTACCAAACAGATCAGAGAGATACCAATAATTTCCCGCTGCGTCCTTTTCCACCCGATTTACATTTCCTAACGGAACCGGCACAGATTGTTTCTTGCTTATTTTATTAATAATCCAGCTTTTTGCTCCCATAAAAAAAGAATGATTACCCGTATAGATAATCATTCTCTCCATGCTTAAGTCTTTACGTACATATAAATACCGAGGTACTATATAAGTTCCGTGCAGCTTCACACGGAGACAATGAATTATCAATGCAAACTTAACTTTTTTCTATATCAAAAGCAATAGTTGTTTTCTATATATTTACAAATACCCCATTTATTTCTATTTATGTTCACTTTTGTGCGGAAAAATTTTCGATCTTATACAGTAAGACACCAAAGCGCACAAAGCATTCATTGCAGATTTACGACTGGAAGGATAGTCCAAGAGATCATTTATGAAGTCATGATATCCAAGTCCAGAGTTATAATCAGGATTAAAACGGCAGCACTTCTTGGAATAGTTTATATAAGCCGTTATTCTTTCATCCACATTCGCATTGTCTTTTATTCCCCAGACATTCATTTTATGACCTCTTAAGTCGGACAAAAAATGCTTGTATTGGTTGCTGCATTCAACTATAACCTTTTCAGGAGAATGATCTTTTATGCCTTTAATAAAAGCCTCATCATCAAACATAGTGGTATATAGAATGTCCTTAATATAAATATATTCACTAATAACGCACCGGAGCAGAACCGCCCTTCCCTCACTTTGAGGAAGCAAGTAGCACAAACGTACACCTTGCAATTCAAAATCCGGCTTATAATGAATCAATTCATCCTCTCCTACACTACTTCGTTTACGACTCAAAGAGAAGTCAATGTATTCATTCTTAAATATCTGATATATGACATATCTTAAAGTATCACAGATATGACCATATTTCTCATATGATTGTCCTGTAGCCTTATTCTTTACCTTTGTCTTAAGCATACCGCCATTTACGTCTTTTTTGGCGTTATTATAATCCGTGATTGAATTTCGGCAAGAATCATCCACCACAAAAGACATGCCTCCACCATTAGACAATATGTAGTTTACAAACGCTCCGGTCATCGCCACGCTAGGATTGCTATCCGGAATGCGCTCTTCAACCTGATAGTTCTTCTGCAAGGTTTCAATGAACTTATCCAGGAAAGACCTTTTCTCTTCATCAATCGTATTTCCCGCTTTTGTGCTTGCATCGCCATACAGATAGAGGACATTATCATACGATAAGGTTTTTAAGTATTCTACCGCCAATTCTGCCGCTTTTGTCACAGTATTAAAAGGATCTTCCGCACATATTTCATGAAATTGGCGGATTTGCTTTCTATCTTCCTCATATTGATAGAAAGTCATAGATATATAAGGAAGAACATTGTTGTCTATGGAGATATGCACAGGATATTCATTATTGTACTTAACTTGCGTAATATGGCGATTTGAATCAAACGAATTCAGGAATTCACCTCCCGTCTTTATGCTTCCCCACTCTCCCAAGGCATATACCCTATAGAAGTTATAATCATGATCCTTATACCAAAGATAGTTTGCAATGGTCTGTTTGTCATAATAGCCATATTTCCCGTCCGGAGAGCCGACTACCCAAAAATTATTCCTATATGTAGAATGAAGTTCTAATGTATCAGGTTTGTATTCTTCATATTTACCCGTGCGTTCATTAAATATATTCTGTGATACATTGCTTCGCTTAGAGGTAATTGTACTATACTCTTTCCCCAACGGTTTGCCGGTTATTGAATTCCGAGCCTTGCCAAACATATCGCAAGGCATAGTATTCCATTTATAGGTATCCAGGATTTTTGTTTTGATCCATAAGTCTTCAGAAGTAGGATTAAAGTTACAGATGATTTGAAGGCCCGGTTTACCACGCAAGCGGAAACGGACTTGCGTGAAATCTTCATATTCAAAGTCGGTAGTCTCTTCCATAACTACCCACCTGTAATTGGTTATACTCTTTATCTTCTCCGGATCATCCAGACCGGTAAAATCTATTTTAAGCCCATTATAGCATACAATTGTGTTTTCCTTAAAGGTAAAGTACCTCGCCAGGCAAAGTTTCCTGATTTGCACCTTGAATTCTTCATAGACAGTATTTTTCAAACTTGTAGATACTTTCCTGATAACAAGCGCAGACCCTTCACCTGAAAAAACCGACAAAGCAACTGCTTGTGCAGTAGAAACCGATTTCCCTGAAGAAGAACCGCCCCTATTGAATATATAGCGAATATCCGGATTACGCATGGCATCACGAATATGCCAGAATAGCGGATTAAAAAGCTTATATGAAAAGATCAGTTCACTCATCACCAACTATAACCCGAATATTTAGATTGTTATCACCTATATTCGCTTCCCATCCAAGCATACGGCTAAGACGGCCCAGTGCTTCAATCTTACTATAAAACTTAATTTCAAGCCCTTGAGAAGTGCTTTTGATTGACTGGATACATGACAAAGCTTCATCGGGAATTTCATCAAGCGACTTAATTATAAATTCACCGCTAACAGAATCTCCAATTTGCCTTATATTAAGATTGGCAATATTGGAAAGTATTCGGATGGCATCTTCCTTTTTTATATCCGATTTCCTTTTAGCCTCAGTCTGGAGCTCTGTTACCCTACCCAAAACCTCCCCATTTTTTAAAAGTTCGGACGCACGTTTCCATACGGTTTCATCCTTCCATTTCAATGAGCTCGGATAGGCTCTCCTGTAAGCTTCTGATTGATTTCCACATTCTACGTAATAGTTGCAGAAGTTTTCTTGTTTTGGTCTTAACATAATCTATTATTTTTGCTTTATAAAGATAACTATTATTCCGCTATTTAAAAAGCACAGAACAAAGCATTATAGTTTTATGCGGGATTTTATCATTTTAGTCTTATACCTCTCGTTATTTATCCGTGTAACACACATACGGCATCTTGAAGACTTATATTTATACAACTTCCCTCCACGCTTTATTCGGAAGTCGTAAAATTTATCCAAATAGTAATATCTATGGCAGCGAATACATCGTTTCATTTCACGTCCATTTGAATCATACTTCCTATTCGCAACCCTCCTTACCAACAAGGCACATCCCTTACATTCCGGATCCTTATCCCTATATCTCCTACAATGTGCAAGAGACTTATTGCCACACTTTGCAAATGCGTGGCAATCAATCCTTGTCTCTTTATTCATAATCTCTCTATACTTAAAGCCTTGACATTGTTATACCATTTATTTTCCTTCTGGAAAGCCTCTACTACAAATCGAAGCCTGATAACATCACCTACAGAAAGAGGACTGTCTACAGGACCTTCAAAACTTGTCATTGAGAAACGCATCTTGCTATGGTAACGTTCTGAAGTTTCCATAACATAATCTCGCCTTTCCCAATCCTTGCCATCTTTAGTTATTCCACGTACAGGAGTAAATTCATATAATATCTTACCTTCAGCTTCACATTTCATTTCTTTCGTTGGCATAGCTTTTATTTTTTATTGATATTAATATTATTGTTTTTATCTGCCCCTTAAGTCGGTTACCCGACTACCCTTCGGGCAGTATAGGACAAGTTGCCGAAAACTGTTAAAATCAACACTTTTTCATTATATATTATTGATTATCAATATTTTAACAGCGCACCATATGGTGCTTTTTAATATTTTCGTAATTCACTGATTATCAACATATTACAAAGTTATATTAAAAGGCGTAGTATTCCCTATCTGGAAATAGGACAAAAGCTTATCCTTATATTCCGTCTCAAGAGGACTTATATCCTCAACATACTTGAACTTCTCATCAGGCCAACTACGAGCAAAATTACGGATCGTCTCCCACTGTTTCTTAGTCAGCATACCATCAAGATACATCTTCTTGTACTTTTCTTTATATCGGGCTATACCTATCCAGTTTATTTCACGTGCCTTATCAAGCTGCGAGATCTTAACGCCCTTGACTGCGGATAATCCGCGAATAAATCTAATTTCCGACCAGTCCCTATAAAATATCCTTCCTGTCTTAGACAGAAACAGGCTACTTATAAACTCAGACATAGGCACAGATTGATGCCTGTATATTGTTTCAATCCGCAATATATTGTTACCAATATTATGTCCTTTCTCAGCAGCCTCAAAAGTCTTATCATAAGCCTTAAAGATTTTGCGGAAATATTTGCTTTTCTCGGTAGTTACCTGTCGGTACTCGGAATAATTAGCATCATTCCAAAGTAAACGGCCGGATGCATCCCTCATCATTCGTATATACTCATCAGCAGGACGGGAGAGCTTCATTGTAAGACCTACTTCGTAATAGACAACCACAGCATTCTCCGGCCTTACACAAAGCCTCAGCAATAGTTCTTTTATTGTTCTTACGGCTATTGCAAAAGTTAGTGGACGGCTATTGTCAAGCCTACCTGTTTTACTTTTGGTATATAACTTATGAATCGAACATTTACAACGTAAGGAACTACCATGAATCTCAATAAAACACCCATCAAAGTTGGCGTAGGCGGTAGATTTATAATAGATCTCATCTCCCTCAGTACATTGCTCCAGGTAGTTCCTTAACACAACGGTGTCTATATCCGCAGTGTCTATCGTTGCTTTTATGGTTACTTTATCAAACATTTTCTTTGGTAGTAGTTACATTTACGATTTGATTCCGCTACAAAAGCGTGCGATTTGAATATACTGCACCATACAATCTTCGGCCAGCCTATCGGATCGGAAGAATTAATGCAATTGATGCATTGTATCAAGTCTTCTTTCTGCAATTTAAGCACCTTTGCTGTCTTTGCCGACATATATGTTCAATTAATGTTTAGAGTCATAATCTTCTCGGCTAACAACAGTTCCCTTACCAGTTTTATCAATGATAATGCTTTTGCCATCTATATTAAAAGACGTGCGACACCCATCAGGCAAGGAACAAAGGAAACTACGGATTACAGGAGAATCGGCATTTTTCCCCGTTTTATCTGTAGCTCCATCTTCATCCGGAACAATATATGGGAATACATCCATAAGGGGCGTTTCGGATACTAAAGCGATCTGATAATCCGCCATCGTACCCTTCATACCTTCATCCAGTTTCTTAACAGCATCGCGCAGGTCGGCAGCTTGTACCAATACCTGAGTGGATGTTTTCTTTTCAGCTCCACTCTTTTCGTCCAGAGTAATGAAGACTAGTTTACACTTGAACCAACGGTCGGCAGCCTCTTCTTCGCTGGGGAATAATTCGCTATAGTTGGCACGTTTGATGTCTGATACTGTAAATTCGCCTGAAATAAAAGGAATCATCTCTTCTATTATCCGAGCCTCAGCCTCCGTGAAACTAAGTGCGTTCACCAAATAAGGCTCTGTAACTTTCTTGTTCATACCGTTTGCCATCACTTTTTCGTAACGGATCTTGCATTCAAACCATGTTTTCATATTTCCAATCATTTTATATTAAAAATTATTTATACTCTTATTTTCTAAAAAACATATCCCCCGAAATAGATCGGGCAGTATCTTCACTTGTCAACCGTATATATCGGAAGAAGTTCTGTTCGGACCTATGCCCGGTGAGCTTCATTATTTCAAATGTCTTCATCCGGCCGGTGAGGTACATATTAGTTGCAGCACTTCTTCTGGCTGTATGGCTTGATATCAACTCCCATTTCTCACGGGTTACGGTTTGTAATTTCCCTCCTTTGGTAAATGAGTAAGTAATTTTATCATTCAGCCCTATCTCCCGCATTATTACTTTCAGGTACTTATTGAAATACTGAAGCCACAAGGAATGCTACCGTTGTATTTCGCAAAAATTTCTTTCACATAGTCATGAGCCGGCACCTTTACGTCTACATTGGTTTTCTTCGTCCGTTTGATAATATACCCATCCTGAAGATTATCTTTGGTAAGGGATGAATAATCAGAGTATCTTAAGGCCGTAAGACATCCAACTACAAATAAGTCTCTTATGCGTTCTTTTGCCTTTCTTTTGTCCTGCTTCTCAAACTTATAATAATAAATTCTTGTGATCTCATTCATCGAAAGAAACACCGCATTCGTCTCTTCTAGGCGCATATCAATCTCATCATAGGTTGAATCGACTGCATAATTGTATTGACTTGCTTTTCGTACCATAGACTGTATCTTTAAGATATACCCAACAATTGTATTATGTCTTAAATTCTGGTTCTCCAAGTAAATTATGAAATCATCCAGAAATTCCTCAGTAATCGAATTGGTGAAAATGTCGCAATCGTACAACTTGGAAAATTGGTCGATATGCTTCATAATGGCATCATAGACTACTGCATAGTTTGCAGACTTGCGTCTGGATCGCTTTTCAAGTACTTCGCGCATGAAACCGGTGAAGTAGATTCCTTCAAGTGGCTTCTCTTGGCGGAAGTGATTAATGTAGTCCTTACGTACTTGGACGGTCGGGACCGGTCGGGATAATTGTAGGGGTGCGGCTGTATTATTTTAAAGGGTTAATTAATTTTTCATTTTTTATTCGTTGAACTTCTGCATTGCCATCACAAGCACCTTTACATTCCCAAAGTATGTCAATGTTTGACCATATTGATATGGGTTGTAAAACATCTCAATCTCTTTGTAACCTTTAGATACAGCCACCATAAACAAACGATAAATTTGGTATGGGTGAAAAAGTAAGTCACCTATGGAAATCTGGATAACATTCTCCTCTTTGTCAAATGTCGATACGATTATCTTGGGGAACGGATTATTTTGTTCGTCTTTTCCTGTACCATCACACAATGGACAGTCATCAGTTCTGTAATGATCATTACGTTCTTTATCTTCGTATTCCCATTCTACGTTTCCAGTTCCATCACATTCTTTGCATTTAAGAATCAATTTGTCCGCTTCAAATCTACATTTTGTCAATTCCTTTGCTAAGGTTTCAATGTCAATCTTAATACTTCGAAGCGTTTCTGACTCCATATCAGAAATGATCTTATTACCATTCGGATACTTTTCGACCGAATTATACTTTATAGTTAATTCATCTTCAGGTATAGATATCAGCACACGTCCGTCAGATGCACAGACTAGACCGTCTTTTAAGTTCGGAAACATCAATACAGGTCTCGATTCATCATTACCCGTGAATAGCCCTAATAAAAAGTCGTTAATTGCTTTCATTTTGATTTATTGTTATTATTAAACTTCGGTATTGGCATCCAATGAGTAATACGACCCAAAGGAGAGTTTGGAAAGAATATTCGATGATCTGATTCCCATTGACCATTTCCATAATATAATCCAGTAAAGTAGCCTTTATGAGAATCTTTCCATTCTACAGTAAAAAAGACACCTGTATTTTCCTCTGGTAACTGCTCTTCTACGCTTATCCACGGGGATTGTTTCTTATGCCATTCAGCACCAGCTTCGAAGGCTGCTCCGAAGGAAGCATATTCATTACGAGAGACATGTTTCTCGATATATTCACGTTTTGCTTCTTCTAATGTCTGTTTCATATTTACTTATATAAAGTTAAATCATTCAATTCATATTCATACCTTCGGAAGAACCTTCCATCTTTAGTCATAAAAACATAAACTATAAACGATACGTCCGACTTGTTTAAAGTCTCTACGGCAATTACTTCTGCCTCTAACAGGCCTCCATCCTTAGTGAACTTGACCTTGGCGCCAAGATTAAATTTAGTCTCTATTTTCATAATCATTCCATTAAGCATTAATTAATTCATTGAATATCTTCAGATAGTGTTCCGATTCTGCCGCAATATCCTTTCTTCCCGATTCGTTACAATAATCTTCGACAAAATGGCGGAACGCTTCAGTAGCTTTCTGCTTCATCTCTTCCTCACCAAGACAGAAAGCTTTTTCAAAGGTTTCCAGTACAGCCTTTCTTACAACAGAAGTAGCTACACATACACTTTTTTGATGAGCTATTTCGGCTCTTACCTTATAATCGCTATCGCTCCAATGTTCAGAAGCATATTTAGATACATTTTTATTCATTCCGGTATTGTTATACATTAATTACTTTCTTCTATTGTTTCCAAAGGGCAATCTTCTGGTATAGAAGATTCGGTATCATTCAATAAGTAATACACTTTATTTCTGCCAAAGCAAACAGCTTTTAAAGCTTCATTCTTAACAGCAATCCTTTTATAAAAAGGGCAATTGCAGCACTTTTCTATTACTAATTTCTTCTTCATTCCTGTATTTTATTAGTTAATCTTCTTCATCATCTGAATCAATATTAAAAGCTATTGACTCATCATACACTGGCTCATCATTAATATCCCAACTAATCAATATTTCTTTAACTGTAAACTCGTTATTCCACTCTGTTTCTTCTAATTTCACTCTGACATAGAAATCCTTATTCTTACTAAAAAACAATCTTGCTGCCACTGCGTATTCATAGTTAAAATTGCCACGAAAACGAATGCTCAATTTGCCTCTTTTAGACTCTTTTTCTATCTCATGCTTCAATTCCTTATAAGCTGCTAAATACCGATTTCGCCTTTGCTTACGATGATAATTGAAATTCCTTTTTCTTAGTTTATTGATATTCATCTTTTGATTTTTATGAAGTTAAATCGTTCAATTCATATTCATACCTTCGGAAGAACCTTCCATCTTTAGTCATAAAAACATAAACTATAAACGATACGTCCGACTTGTTTAAAGTCTCTACGGCAATTACTTCTGCCTCTAACAGGTCTCCATCCTTAGTAAACTTGAGCTTGTCACCAATATTAAATTTAGTCTCTATTTTCATATTGATTAGTTTTATTCGTTAAACTTCGGTATTGGCATCCACATATCATTATCAGAGATATTGCAACTGTAATCATCTGCGTCCGCTGTATCCCATACGTGATAATATTTATTATAAACCAATATTTCGGGTTCATAATACCCTTTAGCGGAAAGTATGACTAATACAGGTTCGCTCTGCTCTGATATATCGTTTTCATCTACGTCTGGTAGTTGGTCTTTAGCTTTTATCCACGGAGATTGTTCGGATTTCCATTTTACACCGGCTTCGAAGGCTGCTCCGAAGGAAGCATATTCATTACGAGAGACATGTTTCTCGATATATTCACGTTTTGCTTCTTCTAATGTCTGTTTCATATTTGATTATATTAAAATAAACTTGGTAGCTCATCTTTATTCTTTTTTCTCCTCTTTGCCGGTTCCGGTTTCACTCCTGTTTCTACAGCTTTAATGAAAGCCTCGAAGGGCATTGAGTTGTAGCATTTTACCCAATCATGGCGTATCAGTATGTCCCGGGATGGAATATGCCAGAATTGTATACCATTGATAGAGATGCCACCAAAATGTCGGCAAATACCGATATAAGGTTGCTGGGATGCGTGTGTTATTACAATGGCTTCCATTTCTATAATTTATTCTTTTATTTCACACTCTTCTTTTGACAAAACTCTTTTCCATCATTGGCGACAGCTATTTTCTTCATCATTTCTTTATTTTATTGTATTACTATGAAGGTTTATAATGAGGATCATTCTAATTATCTATTCTTATTATTAGAAGCTTTCCATTCTATTGCTATGACAGCATCCAAACAACCACTTCCTTTACATACTGGGCAATTAATCTTAAGACGATCTTTTCCATCCAATCCCCAAAACCACCCATTTCCACCACAACGGCTACAAGTATGATTTAAACTAGTCAATTGTTCCTTTCCCCCTGTTTCCTCAATAAACATTGGAGGAGAAATCGTAATAATTTGTTTTTTTACACTCATCGCTTATCTGTCATCAAATAATCATTAATCTCTTGAATAAAATTCTCTAAAGAGCGACATACAACATATTTATTACCATTATCTTCTACTGACATCTGCCATTTTTTTTGTGTATAAGATTGAACACCTTGACTCGTTTTCATTTCAATACACAATGTATTATAAGAATGATTATTTTTCAGCAGAATAAGATCGGCAACCCCAGGTAGCATTCCTTCTTCTTTCATATATACTCCCATCCTTTGAGATCTTCTTGCTGCATTGGGAACAGCAAACAAAACATTCTTTAAATTCGGATATTGCATACGAAACCAACGCACACATGAAACCTGTAAACGATGTTCTTCATTATCATGTCTTTGGCTAATCTTATTTTTATTATCAATCTCCAGCATCTCTGAAAGTGTCATAATATGTATTCTATTTTTTAATTCAACGGGTATTAGCTTGTCTTTCATTGTTGAGAATGCATTAATAATCTTTTTCTTTATCAATTTCAATGATCCACAAAGCGTTATACTTTCAATAATATCAACATCTATCTTTCGACCACTAATATGTAATAAGTGAAATAGAACGTATATATAAGGAATAGTTATTTTATCAATAGACTCTCCTTTATTCACGCAACTCACAATAGGTAACCTTAACCATGGTTATAGCCACCAGAACTATAATCGACAAAAAAAATACTCCATACCAATACATTGGGCTATCTTTTACTACTGCCGATCCAAGCATGCAGATTGAGCATAAAAGAAAAAAGCAAGAAAAAATAAATGTTAATGCTTTCATAACTTATATATCATTATAAAGCCTTAGAGCTTTGTTATTAATACTATTAAAAAGGAGCACTATTTTCACAAACCATACTCCTTGGTACGAACAATTATAAAAAAAGATTTATACTACCTTATTCTTCTCCAAAAAACGATCTATACTTTTGAGATTATACCATATTTTCCTCTTGTATTGGGAAAATGATATTTGAGCCTCATCTCTAAGAGATTTTAAAAGATCTAATCCACATCCCAAATACGCCATCGCTTCTTTGGAGGATAGCCAAACCTTAGGAGTCATTTCCACCTTACCTACGATTTTTTGTCTTCCCATAACGCAACTATTTTAATCGTTTGACAACCGTACCTTCAATATGAGCTTTTAGATCATATTTACAGCCCGTGCTATTTAGTTTACAGACGGTAGATCTAACTACTGCTGCATCAATATCACGTTGGCGGACCAACCTTTTATCGCCTACTTTGATTTTTCTTAAAGTCTCAATCGGAGATACCTTCTTCACAACCTCCGCCACTTTTACCGAATCTTTAATTAGAGCCATATACTTTTTGATTTTATGTTTTTATTTCTATCTTTGTATATTGTACTTTGTTATACCGCTGGTATTGCCACGGTCTAATTGTGGTGCAAATATATACTTTCATTTTTACGAAAGCAAATTTGCTTTCATAAAAATGAAAGCAAATAATATGTTTTAAAACATAACATCGCATAACATCCTTATATACAACTATATAGATTGTTTATATTCCTGCGACCAATATAAATCTCAAATGAAAAAATGATTTTAATTAATAAATGAACAATATCAAGTAGCGGACGCAGCTTTATAGAGAACAACATACTATCATTTTCATGACAGTATTATAATATATTTAAAAGATATGAAAGACTTAAACATTGATAAACGTTTTATCGAAACTGTTGAAATGATGAATCTCAATGGATATAGAATTGAGAAAGCTATTCCTTTCTTTAAACAGGTTACTTACAGCAGAATTAAAAATGGAGTTCAAAGCATATCCAAAAAGTACTTAGATGCTTTTTGTGATACATTCAATGCTGATAAAAATTACATTTTAACAGGAAACAATAGTATAGACTTGCCTAATGTCACAGAAAGCCAACAGTTAGAAAGTAGAAAAGGTATTAATAATAGGTTCTTAGAGATTATTAGTAAGATTTATTCTTGTGATAAAGATTTTTACGAAATTGCAAATATTAAAAAAAGTGCATTTTCTCATGTAAGGACAGGCAAACAAAATGCTTCGATTGAATATATATCATCTTTATGTGAATTAAATCCCAATGTTAATGCCAATTATATTCTTACTGGCAGAGGCAATATGTTTAATGATGAGAATACCACATTAAATTCCGAAAATAATCAGAATAACACAAGTGACATCCCCTCTCCTGAAAGCGCAGAATATTGGCAGCGCCTATACAAAGCAACTAAAGTTATATATGAAGAAATTCTTAAAAATGCACTTGATAAAGTGAAAGACATTGATAAAGATCTTCAAAATGGAATTAAGGCAATAAGTCAAGAAGCAGTTTAAAAGCTATGTTTACAAACATATTGTCACGATAAACATTTTAAGATCAAAAATGTTTAATATATCTATGCTATCTTATTTATAATGTTTAACCCAAACTTCATTGACTATGGAAAGAGATTATAATCTGATAATGGAGCAACTACTGCTCCTTTCTGAATCATGTGCTATTCAAAGAAAAGATTTAAAAAAAGCTGCTGTTATTTTAGAGGACACGCAAAAACAACTTGAGTATCTTAAAAAACTAGTCAATGATGAAATACCCCAAAAAAACAAAACATACCAAATGAAGATATTAAAAAAGGTATAATATCTTTTATTAAATCAACAAAACGATGCAAATAAAATGCAAATAAAAACAAAGTAAGAAACAACTTGATAATAATCAATTAATTAACAAACGCACAAAACAGCCTTCCAAGCTGAGGGTCGCGGGTTTGAGCCCCGTCTTCCGCTCTTCTGAAAATCAGATAGTTATCGCAAGATTTCTATCTGATTTTTGTTTTTAGAGAATGCTAAATTTAGCGCGGTTTAACCGAGTGAGTTAAACCGAGAGTTAAACCAAAATCTTATGAACACAACAATCAACGTAGCGTGCTACAAATAGAAAACTTTAGCAAAAGAAAATGATTACCTACACCTGAAACTCATAATCATAAGGTTTATGGAATATATTAATGAATTTCACAAGTAATAGATAGAGTTCACTCATCAATCAATACCCTCATTGGGCAAGCAACCGCATCGTTAGAAGAGAAAAGGAAGCAACAGGAACGTTTGAACGAACAGAGACTTATAAGAGAAGACAAACAAAATGACTGATAAGATTTGCCAATTCCAATAACCTATGAATTTCTCTCCGAGCTAAATAGATTGAAATTATAATTGGCACTATAAAATATTTTGTGTAAATGGAAAATACGGGATTCAGGTTGAGTTCCG